AAAACGCTTTGGATGCCCTCGTATGAGCCGTTACCGGCCGCGATGGCGTCCAGCACCAGCTTGTCTCTGAGCGAGTCAGAAAGCGGCTCGTTGGCCTTGCGCCAGGTGGCACGAGCGTGGCCGTCACGGCAACGGTCAGCGTGGTCAGTCATGCAACCTCCACACGGTTGAAGAGCGGTGCGTCGCCGTGGATGCGACGACGCGCGAGTTGGACGTATTCGGGATTCAGTTCGATCCCCACAAACGACCGCCCGTGCCGCAGCGACACGACGCCGGTTGTGCCTGAGCCGCAGAACGGATCGAGGACGGTATCGCCCTCTCGAGATCCGGCGAGAATGCACGGCTCGATTAGTGCTTCGGGAAATGTTGCGAAATGAGCGCCGCTGTATGATTGCGTTGGCACATGCCAGACAGATCGCTTGTTCCGACCATCGACCGTGACGGCGGATTCTCCGCCGTCACGGTCAGCCATGCGGCCGTTCGCGCCCTTTGCCGCACCATAGCCCTCGCCGCGTGTCGGTTCACGCCGGACGGCCTTCATCGCGCCGTTGGTCTTGGCTCCACCGTTGGCGCGGAATGATCCCATCTGCATCTGTAGCGTTGGCTGCGACAGACGTTCGATACTGGAGTCGGCAAGTGGTTCGAGAATCGCAGTTTGGTCGTAGAAGTAGCGGTCAGCTTTCGTCAACAGGAACAGATATTCGTGTGCTTTGGTTGGGCGATCAGTGACAGATTCCGGCATCGGGTTTGGCTTCGACCAGATCACATCTGACCGGAGATACCATCCGTCGCTCCGAAGCGCGAACGCCAGCATCCACGGAATCCCTATCAAATCCTTATGCTTGATGCCGCTTCCGTTGAACGTCGCGGCGCTGCGATTGGCAGCGCCGCTCACCGGCGTTGATCGCTGTTGACCGTTGCTGACTGTCTGAGGCACAACCCGGCCGTCGCGGAACGATGCGTAACTGTCACCGATGTTGAGCCACAGAACGCCGTCACGTCTGAGCGTGCGCCACACGCCACGGAAGACCTCAACCATTGCTTCGATGTATTCGGCCGGTGTCGCCTCTAGCCCGATCTGTCCGTCAACGCCGTAGTCACGCAGGCCGAAGTACGGCGGCGACGTGACGACACACTGCACGCTCTCCGGTTCCAAAGACCGCAACACATCGCGCACGTCGCCGCAGTGAATCGTCGCGCTCATCGCAGCGCCGCCAGCTTCTCTCTGAGCCGTGACACTGGCCGATCTTGCGGCTCGGCCACCGGCACGCGCATCTCAGCAGGGATGACGACCGGCCGGACTGGCGGCTTGCGCGTCCGCTTCGGGTTCCACTTGACGACGGGCGGATGCTCGATCACCGGCTCGGGTTCCGGTTCCACCGGCCGTGGATTCACCAGCCTGAGCGGGGATCGCAGCACACGCACGACCACACCCGGCCAGCAGGTCAACGCCACATCGACATAGAGGGGACCGAGTTCGGTGATTTTGCCGGTCATGCCGTCGAGGCAGCGGCCCCATTCGTCATCGCCAGTGACGCGGACCAGATCGTCAATGCGAAGGTCATCGCTCATACCGGCAACGCCCCCTGCCCCGCGTCAGCAGCGTCCTGCTTGCCTCTGAGCCGGTTGTACGCGGCGTTGTAGGCTCCCGTGACCTCGTCGTCGCTTTCGAGTCCTGCGGCCCGTATACGGGCTTTCAGCGCGGTCAGGTCGCGGCGATCGTCAACGGTTCGCAGTGCGTCGAGGATGTCCCGAATCTCAGCGTGCAGGTCGATCACTTCGACCTCATCCTGCATGGATGGTTCGTAGGCGACCTCAATCTCGGTGTGACTGTCCACCACGCGCTCGTCGAGGTACGCACCTGCCTGCGCGCTGGTCAGCTCGTCGCTGGAATCGACGCCGAACGTCTCGGTCAACGCCTGATGCCGCGCCTCGCGGTCAATCCCGGCCTCGGCGTCGGCAGCGTGGATGGCACGCAACTGCGCCGCCGATGACCGCTCTTCGACGCCCGGCAGGTTGAGCGGGAACGCGGCCCGTAGCGCCCGGTGCATGGCGCGCTTCTGTGCGATCTCCGGCAGCCAGCGGCGTGCGACCGGGTTCTGCTCGGCGGGGCCACCAGCGCGCCCGAACGCTTTCGTCGGCCGGCTGCGATCCTTGCGGTAGACGACGCACTTCCAGACCGCCTCGCCCTCATGCGCGCCCAACGCGCGATGCTCGGCTTCGGTGGCCGGTTCGAGGTCGTAGCCGTCGAACATCGGGTGGTTGTCCGCGATGCGGATGCGGCCGGCGATGGTGACGTAGGGCTTGCCCTGGTACGGGATCAGCTCCTCCATGAACGGGTCGAGCTGGTAGGCCAGCGCCACCCGCGCCACATCGAGCGCCGTCTGCCGGTTGAGATCCTTCGGCCACTTCGGCAGCAGTTGCTCGGCAAGGGCCGTCATCTGCTGCCGGTCAATGGCGGTCACTTCATGGATGGTTGCCAGTTCGGTGCGTGGGTTGGTGTTGCTCATCTCGTGTTGCCCTTCCGTTCCGGCGCGACATCGCCGCGTCGGGTGGTGCGTGCTAGTCAGCTGCTATCGCGTCCCATGACGCTTGGTCGAGGTAACGTTCGCGCCAGTAGCGGTCGCGGTTCTTCTGCCGTCTGCACTCGCGACACTGCCGCTTGCCGTTGCCGTTCGGCGCGATGTAGGTGTTTTCAGGGGTGAACGCGTGACCGTGCTTACAGTGCGTCTTGTCGCGATTCACTTTGCTGCGCCGGATGGCATCGAGCGTCCCGTAGCGGCGCAGTCGCTGGTAGTGCATGAAGCAGAGTCCGCGTGCCTGGATCGGGCGGTCGCAGCCGTTAGCAGAACAGGTCATCGCTAATCAGCCGCCAGTTCCAGCGCGACGGCTTCAGTCAGATCCGGCTGCGGCGTCATCATCCATGCCGCGTGCTCGGCGTGATCGGCCAGGTATGCCGCGCTGTGCGTTCCGTCACGACGGGCATAGATGCGACCGGGGATACTGGCAACGGAGGCGGTTGGGAGTCGCACCGCTGCCGGACGGTCTTCCTGTTTGACGGGACACGGCATCGACTCAACGTGGTTTCGGTTTGGCGAACGCGACAACGTGATTGAAACTGGGAGACTTCGATCTTCCGGAGTACGCCAATACCACCGCTGGTAGTGGAGACTGCACCATCCTCGTGCAATGGCGTGTCGTCCGCATCCCTCAACTGCGCATGTCCGTTGCATGTTGTCCTCCCAGTGACCGGCGCGCTCGTGTGGCACGCGCCGCGATTAGATAACCAGCCGTCCGATGCGATAGATCACGAGGGCGACGAGTCCGCCGAGCGTCCAACAGAGCATCGAGACAATCAGGTGCGCTGCCAGATGGCTGATCGGCAACACGTCCTCGTCGTTCCGGTTCCACGAGACGCCCATCACAGCTCCCCTTCCCCGCCGCACTTCGAGCACGCGAACGACGCCATCTCGACGTCTATGCCGTTCCACTGCGTACCGCGCACTTCCCACCAGTCATCAGCGGCCAGCGGCTCGTTGCACGCAGGACAGCGCAGCGCGTCGTCGTCGGCGTGGTCGTTGCAGTCCTGGGTAATCTCATTCAGCGGGTCGTATCCGTGGGACGCAGCACGCGCCGCGTCGGTCGGGTGGATGGCGTGCCTCCACGACATCGCCCGCAGCGTCTCGATGCTCGGCAGTTCGACCGCAAAGACGCCATCGGCGGCGTCGAAGGATGCGGCCAGCGCAGCGGCTTGCTCGTCGGTCAGCAGCGCGTGGCCGGCGTCGGGGCGGTTCATCGTTCGGCCTCCGCTTCCGGTGTCATCGCGTAGCAGCCGTATTCGTCACAGCCGACGAGCGGACACAAAGCACCGTGTGCTTTCGGAACCAGATCAGGGCGAGTGAGGTAGAGATTCGCAAGGAAAACGGCAGCGCCGAACGTGTTACCGCTGTGGCTCTCGTCCATCGCGGGACACGCCTCACGCTGCTGTTCGTAGGACATATCGCGGAACGCGGTCAGCGCATCCTCGTCGGGGAATGCCTCAGCGAACGCGACTGCCTGCTCACAGGTGAACAGTTCGTAGGACTCGTGCTGCCAGCCGAAGTCGGCTCGGCGTCGGCGGAAGTTGTGAATGCGTTCTTGGAATATGGCAGGCAGTGCCGCAATGCGGAGGTCATGCTCCGGCTTGTCGCGCTCATACTCGGCGCGCTTCTTGGCGTCGCGTTCGGCCATCTCGCGCTCGAACCGCGCTCGGTATTCCTGTTCGGATTCGTAGCGGTACACGATGTCATCAACGGCAACGCCGCGCACCGTGTATCCGATGCCGCGCCCCCAGAGTGTGATCGTGTCGCCCGGTTGGGGAGTGTGGAGTGGCGTGAACGGATAGACGAACATGTTCCAGCCGTCATCCATCTTGATCGTCCAGCCGTCGCCGTCCCGCTCGACTTCGGTGATCGTCGGCGTCCATCGCTCAGGATCATCGAACGCACGCATGGCGAGTTCGGTCGCCGGAATGTGTTGGTTCTTGCTCATGCTGGTTCCAATCCAGGCAGGTCGCGTTGCCCCATGGCCCGTTGCAGGTCTGCTGGAATCGCGACCCATTCCTTCATCTCGTCGATCAGTAGGCTCACCTGTCGTCGATCTAGTGCGCCGAACCGATGACCGAACCGTGTCTGGCAATGTGAGTCGAGCATGTGATCGGGCAAGTGCAGTTGTCGTTGCATCCCTCGCACGTAGTTGATCTGCGGCTCGGTTGGCAGGATCGGCTGGTCCCAGTCGTCCCACTCGTCGTTCATCACTCATCAATCCGTTCCACGACGGTGCAGCCGGTCGTGTCGTACCGCTCGTACAGCCGTTCGCTGACCGCCCCGTACCCATGCGACGGGTGGAAGACCAGCAGGATCGGCACATGCCGTCGCTGCGCGTTCGTGACCGCCCGTCGCCGCGCCCACCCGTGCGACTTGAACCAGCGGATCATGTCGAGACTGAGCGGTTCCCGTTGTGTGGTTGTGCTCATTTGGGTATCCTTCGTTCATCTCACTGGTGTGTTGTCCAGACAACCAGCTCAGTTCCTCGCGAGAGCCGCTTTCCCGAGCGGCTCTTACGCTGCCGTCGATTCGTCGCGGATGGCGCGCATCCGGCGCGGTCGCTTGCCGGTGCGAATCGTCGTCAGCAGCGCGGTTCCGACACTGACGACCTCGTTGATCTCTTCTTCGACCGCCGTGATCGCGCCCTGCGTCTCACGCATCGAGTCGAGCAACCGCTGCTCAGCCGGGGTGATCTGCGGCCCGCCCGCGCTCTCGGGGTCCGTCACCATCCGCATCGCCAGAATCTGATCGTCCATCAGCCGCTCGCTGATCTCCTGCGGCCAACCGGGTAGCTGTGGCATCTCAGTCTCCTTGCCATTCACGGGAACTGACCGAACCCGTGCTACTGTCGTTGTGCTGGTCAGTACCAGCCTCGTGACCACCATCACAGCGGGGAGCGCGGGGGTTCACGTCCGCAGCGGTCAGCCTGACGATGGTCACGAGGCTGACGGCGGCTTTCACCGCACGCCAGCAGAAGAGGGAGGGAGAGGGTAGAGGTGTTCGGAGGTATTGCGGAACGCTGCCGTAGCAGGCGTCGAAAGTCTTTAGGGTCTTCACGCTGCCGCCTCGTTCGTCTTTGCAGCGTTCGCCTCACGAGCGATGCGCAACTGATCCAACTCGCGAACCACATCGGCCCAGCGCGGGTCACTGAGGATCGCTTGCCACTCCGGCGAGTCGAGGTCGTCATGCCACTCCGGCAGCGGGTCGTCGTATGCCGTCGCGGTCAATCGCTTACGCGGCACTGGTGGCCTCCTGATCGGGAGTAGTAGCACCAATGATAGCAGCGTCCCTGCTATTGACGGCCAAAAAAAGATCGACCGCTTCACGAAGCAGAACCGATCGATGTGTCCGACGATGCTTGACGATCAGATCGAGCTTTTCCAACTGGTCAGGATCGAGCGCGACCGAAGTCGGAACCGCCGTCCGCTTGATAGGAGCTTGTCGCGTGGTTGCCATCTGTCCTCCTGCTAGTAGCGTTACTACTAATCCTAGCAGCACTAGCAGCGTGTGTCAATACACTTTAGTAAACAGATGCGCTACTATCGCCATCGTGCCTAGCAGTGGCGTTGATGGACGAAAGGGCTGGCTCTCGGTGGAGTTCGTCGGGCAGGTCATCAAGCGTAAACGACTGGCGTTAAAGCTGACGCAGGAAGACCTTGAAGAGCGAACCGGGTTCACGCAGTCCTATATCAGCCAGGTCGAACGCGGGGAGACACGCCAACCGAGCCGCGAACGTCTGCGCGCCTTCGCTGATGCGCTCAATCTCGATTACAACGAACTGCTCAGGATCGCGGACTATGCGCCGGAGTATGCCGGCGATCCACGGAAGGGAGTTGATGCCGGAGAAGAACGTACCTACCGAACGAAGGCGAAGGTTCCGGCAGATGCCGCGCGGTGGGCGGTCATGCTGGACGAGTACGAAGGGCGAGACGTGCAGGTACCAGTGAGTTGGATTGCCAGCGCGGCCTACCCACTCTTTGCCGTTGACGTGTCGGGGGATTGCCTCGAATCACTGCATATCGTGGATGGCGACATCGTGATCCTTGAGGAGTATCACGATCAGCCCATCGCAGACGGCAAAGTCGTCCTGGTTCAAGTCGATGGAGGATACACCCTCAAACGATGGTTTCAGCGTGACGGGGGTCACGCGGAACTGCGCGACGGCGACGATGCCATCGCCTACGTGTTGTCGGAGGCAGTGCCGTTTGAGGTGCATGGGGTGTTCTACAGGCTGGTCAGGTAAGACGGGGGCCACACATGAAGAAGGCGTCCTGCACAGACGCCTCCCCCACATCGGTATATTGGGTTGTTGCGTACTTCGAGTCTGACAGAACTTGTGCAACACGTCAACACCTTTCTCGCAATAACACAACCAGCGCGCCTGGTACTTTCTGGCTAGCCGTGAAAGGCGCAGCTCGCCATGCCTGAGTCTGCGATAGCCTACGTCCGCGTATCCGATCCGAACGATGAGGGCAGCGGCCTCGCACTGCAACGCGACCGCGTACTTGCCTATGCTGCCGACCGAGGGTACTTCATCGTTGACATCATCGAGGATAAGCAGTCCGGTGTCCTCTATCGGGAACGAACTGGCTTGCAAGCGGCTATCGCGGCACTGAAAGCCAAACGAGCGACGGTCCTGCTGATCGACCGGCTTGACCGCATCAGTCGCCGTCAGGCGCATGTGTACATCATCGACGAAGCCTGTCGCGACGCCGGTGGCCGGCTCGAAGCGGTGCAGGACCAGTTCGAGGATTCTCCCGAGGGCCGTCTCCTGTTCAGCGTCAAGGCGTTCATTGCCGAGATCGACCGCGAGCGCATCCTGATGCGCACGGTCGCGGGGCGGAAAGCACGCGTTGAGAAGAAGTTGCAACTCATTCCTGGTATCCGGCCGCTATACGGCTATGTCTGGCGAGATGGGACCAAAGGTGCGTATGACATCGACCCGATCACTGCACCGATCGTCAAGCGGATCTTCGCGGCGGCACGAGCCGGACAATCGTTCCTGTCGATCGCCGGCGACCTGACAGCCGATGGCATCCCGACGCCGACCGGGCAATCGCGCTGGACGCAATCGTCAGTTGGCTACATCCTGAAGCATCCACACTACTGCGGCGATGCCTGGGCGTGGGCATGGCGACCGCAGGACGGCTATGGGAAAAAGAATGCGCGCTTCGATCCTGAAGGTGGATTCCTGCTACCTGATGGAACGGTCCCGGCCATCGTCACTCGGGATGAGTGGGAAGCGGCCCAGCGAGTGATTGCCTCGAACCGCAACCGCAAGGCGCGCGATGGCACCCACGCCGAGGCGGCACTGATGCGCGGCCGGGTCGTCTGCGCCCACTGCGGTCACGGCCTCTACGTCTCGCCCCGGCGCGGCAAGCTGGTCTACCGCTGTGAGTCGCGCTATCGCTATGAGACCGACTGCACCGTTCACAGCATTGACGTGGCCGAACTCGACATGCGGGCATGGGCCTTTGCAACCGGCATCATCGACAAGCCGCAGGCGTTCATGCGTGGCCGTGAAGCCGCCTCGCGAGTGCCGGATCGCTCGCGTGAGGTCAAATCCATACAAGCCGCCATCACGCGACTGGAGCGCCAGCAATCCACGTTGACGCGTCGTATCGCCGGGGAGGAGGATGATCTGGTTGTGACACCGATGATGGCTGAACTCCGGGCCGTCTCCGGCCGGTTGCACGCGGCCCACGAGCAACTGACAGCGTTGACCGATGCCGTTGCTTCTGGCGCGATGCAGTCTCAGGCCATCACGGATTTCGTCGCATGGTGTCAGGGTATTGCAAGGGAACTGCCGTCCATGTCGTTCGCAGGGCGGCGTTCAGTGATCGAGATTCTGGGCGTTACCGCCACCGTCGCGCGGCGCAATGTGACGCCACAAGCGACGTTCGTGGCGCGGCCGATGGCTTGATAACGGCTAGAAGTGCGTGCAGGACTGGTTGCATCAACTCACACTATCGCATCCATACTGCCGCAAACCGCGTCTGGATAGCGAAAAATCGCCAGTGCCGCGCCGCGCCGAACAGCGAGAAGTCACGATGGTGATGTCGTGGGTTGTGGATAGGCTAGAGGAAGGGTGATGCATGGGTCTGAGCGGGTTTCCCTCAGATGGCTCTCGCGAGACCTTCAGTACCACCGACGTGTACAGCGCGTCGAAACGCGACTGCCTGAACATTCGGCACCACGCATCGCCGCTAGTCTACGCCGAAAGGGGCCATCATGCCAGAGCCGGTCAGTCTCGCCGTCCTGCGTTCATGGGTGCATGCGACGGCCGGTATCCTGCTCCATCTCGCCGCCGTGACGCAACTGCCGACGGTGCAGGCCGACCGGCTCAGGCTGGCCGCACGCGAGCTGCAGAACGTCGCGCTCAGTCTCGCTGATTCGCCGCGTATCGAGTAAACAGACAGGCCCGACCGAAGCCGAGCCTGTCCGCTGAGGAAGGGGAGGAGGAGTGATTGATGTGAGCCGCCAGGAACGATGCGGGTGGGTGGCCCGCATCGCCCGAGACGGTTGGCGGTGACATCTGGGTCATGTCACCGCCGCGAGGAAGGGAAAGCAGACCCGCGCCCTTTCGGGCCTCGCGACATCTAGCCGCGCGTGTTCGTCCGTAGACGCCCTCGCAAACGTCCGCTCATGCACATAGACCGTACGCACTGAGCGGGGCGAGCAACCACACGGTAACTCCTTATGAAGCCCTGATAATCGACGTGGGGTTATCCGCGTCGTCTAATGTCCACGTTGCGACCACAGTGCTTTCGTCCTCTGCGTAGCCTGTCAGTGTCGTTCCTGAGCGCACCAGCCGGTACACGCCGAGCTTGACGGCTGCCAGCGTTGCCACGTCCAGCAGGTCCGTCACATCGCCCTGGAGGGCTGTCACGGCGTTAGCGACCGTCGTCAGGTCGGTTGCCGTTGCCAGCGATGAACTGGCGACGTCGAGATTCGCCAGCGCGCCGAGTCCGGCCGGGTAGATGGTGTACACCGAGTCCGACGACGGGTTGGTGGCCCAGTCCGGCGCGACGGTGATGGATGGCGTCGAGGCGTGGAAGGTGCTGTCCACGATGCGCCGTGCCTGGCCGACGCCGGTTCCTGACTCGATGTAGACGATGCTGCCGATGTAGTGATCGTCCGGTGTGTCGTCGGAGGAAGCCAGCACGAGCGTACTGGCGGTTGCGGACTGTGCCGTGCCGGAGGGGTAGTTGGCCGACTCCCACGTCGCGCTCGTGTCCGTCGCGTCAGCACCTTCCCACTGTGTGACGTTCACGCGGATGTCGCCAGCCTTCTCCGGGTAGAGGATGATTGGCTCAGTCTTCGCACCGCTCGTCGATGTCTGGACGCGAACCGCGACCGTATCTGCATTCATCTCCGTCGCGGTCAGATCGAGGTAGTAGAAGCCGCTCGTCCCGATCTCTGTCGCTTCGTTCGTGCAGTCCGCAAACGCGGCCCCGTCTTTCGATACCTCTGAGTCCAGGCCGGCTGCACCGGAAACCGGATCACCATCGGCGTCGAGGATGACAAACGTGTGCCGGTACGCGGTGTTCTTTTTCGGCACGGCCATCGCGTCAGTAGCTGCCATCAGGCGTTCCTTCCAAATCGGCGCACACCCGTCAGGCGACGCGCTCGTCTCGCTCGCATTGGTTGTCCACTGGATGCCACCCGTAGCTCGATCGCGATCCCGGCCGCTGTCCCGAGGTTGCCGGCATCGACGCCCGTGTCCTCGCCCAACCGCCACTCGCTCAGGATGTTGCGCGGCGGTGTGCCGCTGCCGGATGTGCCCAGCAGCGTGAAGCCGGTCCCCGCCGTCGCCGCGCCGTTGGTCGTGCCGCCGAACGCCCCGTAGGCCGCGTGGTTGGTCGCATCGGCAAACGCGGCCAGCGTGACGGTCGAGTTGGCAGCCGTCACGATCTGTACGAACGGACTCGCCAGGTCAACGCCCGTCACCTCACTGATCGACCACTGTCCGCCGGTCGTGTCGCCGTCCGTCGTCAGCGTGATCGCCCCGCTGCCGGGACTGCCACCCGTGACGGCGTACCAGACGGAGAGGCGCTTGCTGCTGGAGTCCCAGAGCCGTGTCGCGTTCGTCACGCCGTCAGTCGCCAGTGCGAACGACAGGCTCAGACCGGACGGCGTGAGTTGTGGCGTGCCGGTCGAGAACGCGACCGTCGTGGCGACGAGGAGCAGTGCGCCAGCGGTCGGGCTGATGCTGGCCGATGCGTAGGTCTGGCCGGTCGTCAGGTTGGCCGTGTCGCTGTTAGTGGTCAGGTGTGTTGCCGATATAGGCATCTATCGCACCTCGCAGGCGATTATTTTCATGCGGCAGGCATGTCGACGACTTGATTCACTTTCGGCCTGTTTCGGCATCGTTTCCGCGACGGCATAGGTAAAATCAGTGTCGACGACTTTGAGTGATTCAGGCATCACTGGTTCACCAACTTCGTTTCATACCCCGCCAGCGTGAACGGTGTGCCGCTGTTGATTGACACGTCCTTCGCGTAGTCGTCGCCATTGACCAGCACGGTGTGGGTCGCGTTGCTGACCGCCTTGACGCGGCTGTCACTGCTGACGCCAACGTAGTAACTCGTCGACGGCGGGAAGCGTTCGCACCAGATCTGCTGCACCGCCGCGAACGGGCGCGCCTGACCGCCGCCGCTGGTTGTGGTTGTCCAGAGCGTTGAGGCCCGTTCCCGTGCCGCGCCGTTGTCCTCAGGCTTCCAGATGGCCGTGTATGCGCTGTTGCCCAACAGGTGATAGTAGAGGCCCACGCTGTAGCGGCTGATGACCTCGGGGATCTCCGCGTCGGTCGGCGTGGACTTTCCGGCGTACCACTCGCTCCACATGATCGGCAGGGCGCTGCCGAGGTCGCCGCGAATCCAGTCGTCCACGTCCTGATAGAGCTGCATCCGGTCCCACATCGGCGTGCCTGGGTTCGTGCCGTCGCGTGGGCTGGGCCGGCCGTCAAGCACGATGAAGTCCGTCTTGTCGGCATTGGCCAGCCAGTACTCGATCGTCTTCAGGTCGCGCCCGTCGATCTGCCCATAGGGCCCGATGACGTTGAACTCGCGTTCGTTGGCGTTGGCTGGTGTCCCATTCGGCGCGACCGGCGGGTACGGCCCACCCAGCAGCGCCGTCGCGTCCTGCTCAATGATGGCGGCGGCAATCGTGTTGTAGTGGCTGGTGTAGAGCTCGTAATCCCAGCGGTTGTTTGCGGTGCTGAAATACCCTTTGAACTCGTTCCAGTAGACATACTTCGCGCCGGTCAGTCCGTGGTGTTCGGAGACACGCCGGACGATGCGCTTGCAGCACTCGGCCACGTTGTCGATCTGTGCGTTGGCCGGTCGCGAGGTCTGCACGTCCTGCTGGTGACGCATCCACGGCTGGCACAGGCCGAACACAAACACCGGCTCAATCCCGGCCGTCTCGGCGTCGCTGATCTGCCGGTCGAGGGTGGCCCACGACATATTCGCGTAGGACTGCGACGGATCGGACCAGAGCGTATTGGCCGCGCCGAACGAGTTGATGGTGTGCTGGATCATGAAGCGTTGAGAGTCGCCGGCAATCGCCAGTGCATTGCTGACCGCCGTCGCGTTGCGGTTGATGAGCGTCTCCTGAATCCAGGCCGCGCCGGGGTTGAGTGCGCTGGTGCCGTCTGGCGTGACACGGCTGACCGTCACCGTCACATCGGGATCGGGCGGCGGGTCGGGTTCGTTCCCGGATGGTGCGCGGCGACGTGGCTTGGCGGCGACGGCGGTGACGGTCATGGATCGACCCACAATTCCAGCACCGTCACGGCGCTGATGTCCGGCGTGCCGTCCGTCTCGCTGGTGAACTCGATCCGCCACGGCACGAACTTATTGCCGCTGTCCGGCGTGTAGGTGAAGGTGTAGACCCCTTCGCTGGTCTTCGCCCATTCGTCGTCGGTGCCGTAGACGTAGGACTCATCGGCCGTGCCGTCCGGTGGCGTGACGACGGCGGTCAACGTCGTCGGGTCAGCGACGTCGCCGTTGAGGTCCGTGGCCCGGACGGTGACGATCTTGCTTTGTCCAGCGTGGACATGTTTCTCGATAGTGATATGGCTCATGCCACCTCCAGCGTGATCGTCGCGGCGTCCGCGACCGAGAGCGTCAGTGACGCGGCGTCACTGACGGCAAGCGAGAGCGTTGCGGCGTCGCGGACTGACAGCGACAGGCTGACGACGGCCAGCGCCGCCAGATCACGCAGCGTCGGCGCGTACAACGTCGCGGTACTCGCCAGGTGCGGAATCGTGATCGTCACGACGCCCGGCAGGATCACCGGGTCGTACAGCGTGTTGACGGCTGCCAGATGTGGGATCGCGATCGTCGCCACGCCGGTCATCGTCGGCGCGAAGAGCTGCGCCGCACTCGACAGGTGGCCGATCGTCAACGCCACGCTGCCGGGAACGAACGACGGCGCATTGAGCGTGGCGGCACTCGCCAGATGGGGGATGACCAGCGTGTCGGCTGCGACGTCATCCAGCGATAGATCGTAGAGCACGCTAGAGGACGCCAGATGCGCGATGGAGAGCGCAACCGCCCCCGGTGTGATCGCCGGGTCATGCAACGTGCTGCTTGACGCCAGATGCGGGATCGTCAGGCTATCGGCTGTGACCGCATCCAGCGACGGCGTGAACAGTTGCGCGGCGCTGGCAAGGTGGTCGATCGTCAGCGCCACCGCGCCGGGATCGATCGTCGGGTCATGCAGCGTGGCGCTCGACGCCAGATGGCTGATCGTGAGGGCCATCGCTCCCGGCGCGATGCTCGGATCGTGCAGGGTGCTACTCGATGCCAGGTGTGCAATCGAGAGCGCCACAGCACCAGGAGTGATGGCCGGTGCTGTGAGCGTGGCGGCACTTGCCAGATGCGGGATGCTGAGCGCAACCGCGCCCGGTGTGATCGTTGGATCGTTGAGGCTGCTGCTGCTTGCCAGATGCGGAATCGTCAGGGTCGCCGTCGCGGTCAGGCTTGGCGCATTCAGGGTGCTGCTGCTGGCAAGGTGTGGAATCGTCAGGTCCACGCTGCCGGGTGAGAGCGTTGGCGCGTTCAGCGTGGCCGACGACGACAGGTGCGGGATCGTGAGGGCCACGTCGCCCGCACCCGGCGTGTAGTCGATGATCAGTTGCGGTTCAGAGGATGCCGTTGCGCTGTCCCAGGTATGCGTCTCGATAACCGGCGATGTGCCGGTCGTGGCGCTGGCGTCCTGATCGGACTGGTTGACGATGCCGAGCGCGTTGCCGCTCGTCCAGCCGCCCTGTGCCAGCACTTCGGCAATCGCAGCCGCCAGCAGCCCACGAGCGGTCCCGCCGCCCGTTCCCGACGTTGATGGGAATGTGTAGCGCGTGCCTGACGTGCGGTTGGTGTCCTGACTCCAGACGGCGATGTTGGTGCTGATCGGCCGTGAGCCTGGCCGCGACGCGTCTGACCAGACCGCCGTATTGGTTTCCAGAATAGCCACCAGCCTGGCCGGTGGTGCGTTCCAGACTGTCCCGGACGCCATCAGCGACAGGTAGGCCGTGTTGATCGTGTCGGCGCTCGTCAACGTGCAGTTGGGAAAACGCCAGCCCTGACCGTGGCCGGTCCCGGCCTCGGACGGCCCGAAGCGCATCGTCCCTCGGGTGATCGTGAAGTTGCCCGAGAAGATCGCGCCATCGTCACCGGACTCAGCAACGGTCAGGGTCAGCGTCGCCACGTCAGCCCTCCGGGTTCGGCAGTAACGGCGCGCTGGTGTCGATGGATTCGATCAGCCGCCCCGTTCGGTTGAGTGGCCGCGCTTTGTTGAGCACGCCGGTCGGGTCGGACTGCGACGCCACCAGTCTGGGGTCGCGCTGGTCGCCCAGTTGCCCCGCGACAGCGTGCCGCGTGACCGTCTCGCTGATGTGCGCCAGTACCGCCTGTCGCAGCGCGTTCGCGCTCAGTCCGGGGTCGAGCTGGATGGTGTGCGTGTTGCGGTACGGCGGACTGGCCGGGTTGGCGATGGCGTCCGCCTCGGACGCCCACACGTCATACAGGCACACCAACAGATTCGTCGCCGTACTGTGCGCCCCGGCGATCCCGACATACAGCCAGTAAGACGGATCGTAGCGCAACTCATACCCGCCCCACTGGTCCTCAGGCGGCACCGGCGAGAGCGCACCGAGTGCCGCCTCCAGCGATCGGACGATGCCGGGGAAGCGCGCTACCTGCTGTGGCGGGTTGAAGATCGTCACGATTCCCCCGGCGTCGCGGCTGGCGGTGCGCACCAGCCGCGTCTGCGCGATAAACATGGTGTTCCCCCGCTCAGTTGACCGGATCGACGCTGCCGTCAGCTTCGTAGTCGCGCGACTTGATGAACGAGATGCGGCTGACGCCGAACTCGACACGGGCATCGTCAGCGAACAGCGCCCGCAGGTCTTCCGGCATCCGGTGCGGGTAGACGATCCAGTCCATCAGCCGGTAGCTGCCATCACCGCCAAGCACGCGTCCGTCGAACGCCTGATACCGCTGGCAGATCGTCCATCCGGTGTCGAAGATGCGGCTGCCGGGCGTCGAGTACCACGTTTCGCAGCCGTCGCTGGCGCTGCGTTCGCCCAGCACGATCGGCCGCTGGCCGTCGTCGTCTGTCATCTCACGGGTTGGCGCTGTGCAGGGTTGCGCGAAACAGAGCACGCCCTCCTCATAGTGGACATAGCCGGTATCGGGGTCGCGCAACCAGAGCTGGTAGTCGTGGTCGCCGTGGGATCGTGCGGCCTCGGTCGCGACAATGTGGGCGATGAAGTAGGACTCAACGCCGCCGGGCGACACGTCGTAGACGCCCTTGTAGCCGGTGTGCGACTCGCGGGTTTGGCTGAACGCGCCGGTCGCCCAGTCGGGTGGCGCGTCACCATGCTCGTGGCGATTGAGGCTATCGTGCGCGCCGGGGGCGTGCCATCCAGGTACGACATCTGGAGGTGTCGTTGGCATCGGCATATCGTGCGTCGGCGTTGCGGTCGGTTCCGCTGTTGCGGTTGGCGTGGCGGTAGCAACGGCGGCCGGGCAGAACACGTCGCGGCGGTTGGTATGGAGATGGTTTCTCGGCACAGAGCCATCGGCGCAGACGATCGGCTGCACGTCGCCGGGTGCCAGCGTCAGGGTCGGCTTGGTCGGTGCGTGGCTCGATGCCACCAGCAGTGAGCCGGAGAGCATCGCCAGCATTGCAAGGGTGATCAGGATGATGCGCTTCATGCTCGCCTCCGGTCATGCTGTTCGACAACGCGGCGCAGCTTCTCGATCTCGGCATCGGAGAGCGCGCCGTCAGGGACGAGGATCTGATCTGGGCCGGCGTCATCGCCACGCAGCTCGTAGCGTCGTTCGGCTGACTGCGCCTCGATGGCGTCGACCTGTGCGTGCAGGTCGGTCTTGCGGTCGCGGAGTTCCACGATCTGCCGGTCAATCTCGGTCATCTCGGCATGGAGCGGTGCCTCTTCGGCAGCGGCCCACGCTTCGACCTCAGCCGGAGTGGTGCAGTCGTCGATCGTCTGTGTCTTCGCCATGTCGTGAGTCCCTTTCAGGCTATGCCATATCAGGCAAGGTCGAACCAGCCACTCGCATTGACACTTCCGGTCAGGTTGCCGCCGTTGGTCGCCTGGCTGAATCCGTCGTAATTGGCGACGAGTGGGCTGGTCGTGTCAGTGCCGGTGTGCTTGTACATCTGGAGTTGCGTGATCGTGTTGCCGGTCGTGACGCTGGTCCATGTCGCATCGTCACTGTCGAACGTACCGTCGGTGTCCACCGCCTCACCTGTGAGCGTGGCCGTGTGGCCGGAAGCCGGAGCGTTCGACGCGATAACGATGTCGTTCAGGAAGTCGTGAGCAAGGTTACGGGAGTAGCCACTTGTGAGCACGACGACTCTGATGTCGTCGGTGTTCATGTCGATCCCGCCGTTGCCATCCATGTTCGGATCGAGGATTCGTTGCAAAAACGGCGTGTTGAAGGCTGCTGCCATCAGTCTCGTCCTTTCAATGGGTCATAGGTGAAGCCGCGCCAGTGCGCGCCTCGTTCCAGCATCCATCTGAGAATCAGTCCCGTTGTCGCCTCCAATCGGCTCGTGTCGAGTTGTGATCGGTGAATCGTCATCATCATCTCGGCAGGACTGTCCGCGCCCAGGAGCAGCAGCGTCCGTGTGTCACCGTCGTCCTGCCACGACAGGGTGAAGTCGTAGACCGCCGCGATGCGCTGGCACTCCATCCACCCCGCGTGCGCGAACCAGCGCGCTGCCGTGTTCTGCTGTGGTGCGGCCAGATGCGGGATGCTCACGCCGTTGCCTCCGAATCGGTTGCCGGTTTCCGTCGCGTCGTGCGCTTCGGCTTCGTCGGAACATCGAGGCCGGCCGCGTTCATCAGCCGCACCGCCTCTTCGATCAACTTGTCGGCGTCGCTCTTCGGCAAGTCGATGCCGCGCTCGTTCGCCAGCTTGTACAGCCAGGCTGCGGCCGCTTCGCGCTTGGCCTCACCCTTTGCGCCGGCGAACTGCTGTTCCGCCCACAACACCGCCGACTGCGCCAGTTGCTTCCCGGTTTCGACGTGGTTGGCGTGACCGGCCGCGATGGCCTTCTGCTCCTCTGCCGCCAGCCACGTCTTGACCTTCGGCGTCAGGTAGACGGTGACGAACGTCGTCGCCAGTGCGAGGACGGCGAGGGCAAACTGAACGAGCGCGCCGCTTAGTTCCTGGTCCATTCTGTCAACCTGCCTCGTCTATACAGCCAGCGCAGCAACGTGAGTCGGAGCATCTGTCGTTCGGTGAACATCTCGCGATACGTGACCTTGCGGAACGTCGCCTTGCCCATCACGCGGCTCCAATCACGATCGACACGAGTAGCGCAACGGTGAAGGCCACACCGATAATGGCGATGGCGATGATCGGCAGGCGGTCTCTCATGGCCGTATCCGCTCCAGACTCTCGCGACCCACCAGCCCGAGCGTCAGGCTGCCGTCTCTGTGAAGCTCATAGCGTTGTCTCTCTGTGAACTGCACCACCAGCGTCTCGCCGTGCTCGTTGACCCACCCGAACGCCTCCGAGATGACCCAGCCGGTCACTTCCAGCGGCAACCCGGCCATGTAGACCGCGAACTGCTTCGGCATCCAGAACTTTCCCTTTGGGTTGTCCTTGCGCGGGTCAGGGACGGTGCTGCCGGGCGGCAGGTTCGGCCAGTCATCGGCCGGTGGTGGCGGCTGTGGCGCGGGCTTCAACCCGAACCATGTCGCCAACGTGTCGGCAATCGCCGCCGATGCGTCTGAGACGAACGCAGGACGCCCCCAGAGCGCCATATCGGCCGGACTGGTATGCGCCCCCACTTCGATGATGAAGCGCGTACAGGTGGCCTTGTGGCGCGCCGTGACGCTGAACACGCCGAGCCGGTGGCCCTGTCCACCCACGCCGGTCTGCTGTTCGCTCATCGTGCCGTTGCCGCGTAGCGGGATGCCGGTTCGATCACGGACGGCCTGCGCCAGTGCCGGACCCAACGTGTCGCGCACGTCGGTGTCAACGTCGTTGCCCCAGTCGGGGTAGATGACGAACACGCCACGGCCACGGTCGCTGGCGTTGTTGCCCTCGGTGTGGATCTCGAAGAACACGTCATCATCGGCCGTGACCTGTGCGGCGACATCGGCCAGCCCACCGGGGTACTCGCCGCGTCCCTCGTCCGGAGTGATGACGCGGACCTCAAAGCCGCGTTCCCTGAGCGCAGCGGCGACGGCCGGCGTCAGTTTGCCGGTGTTGGCATGTTCGGTCGCGTTGCCGCCGCTCGTGTTGTGATGACCGGCGGCCAGCGCGATCCGTGGCTTCGGTGTTGGCATCGGCTGCCCTCCTGGTTGCGCGAGGACGCGGTTGGCCTTCGCGACACACGCACGCGCATAGCCGTTATCGAGCGTCCCAACCGGCAGCGAGAGCGTGTGCGCCCAGCGCCCATTCGTGAAGTCGCCCCACGTTTTGACCGTGCCGCCGTGACCGGCATCAAGCACGTTCTGGTGCCGACCGCTGGCGTTCACGTACTGGCGCAGATGCTCCGGCCAGTTGGCGACATCGCCCCATGTGTACGCGGCCTGATGTGCGCAGACGGCCAGTACGCCGGCGTCGATCGAGTCATAGCCGCGCCCGGTGACACCACCCGTCGCGCCGAGTCCCGCGAAGTTGTGAGAGCCGAACGGCACATCGCCCGTGTAGCGCAGATGGTTGGTCTCATGGTTGGCGCGGCCGATCTGTCCGGCAGTACGGAACCCGAACACGTCGGTCCAGTGAATCCACGACTTCGCGTACTGCACCAGTTCCGCGTCGGTGTAGCGCGTGCGTTGCGGCCAGTTGGGATTGACCGGCGCGTCAAGCACCGACGCGATGATCTGCGATGCGGTGCAGTCAACCGGGCCTTCGATGGTGGTGCTGAGTGCGTAGCTCATCAGCCTGCCGCCATCTCTAGCGGCAACACCGCCTGCTGGAGTCGCTTGGCGGCGATCTCGCAGTAGCGTTCTTCCAGTTCGATGCCGATGGCGCGACGGCCCTCTAGATATGCAGCGAGAAGGGTCGAACCGCTACCCATGAACGGGTCGAGGATGACGCCTTCAGGGCATCGCTGGATCAGCGAGCGAAGCAATCGCAAGGGCTTCGTGTGGGGGTGTCCTGTCTCCTGGCAAACCTGTTTCATGCTTGTATGGCCGCTGGGGATGACCGAACTCCATCGAACGGGATGCTTCGGCCACGGCCCCACGAGGAAGATTGGCTCAACATCTCGACGGTATCCAGTCGTTGAACCTACGACTCCCGCATCCGGTGGTTTTTGCCAGACCATGATGTGCTTGATGTTCGCAGGGAATGGTGCGTAGAACGAGCCGAAGACAATCGCCGGTAGATGCTGAAGCGCCAGCAACACTTCGTCGCGAACAGACGTGTCCTTATCGTTGGCAATCCCCGGATGTGCCTTGCTCGCTCGCGCGGCGTTCACGCCGCGCGACCATCCGATGCCATACGGCGGATCAGTTACTATCACGTCGGCTTGGATGCTCGACAACACCTCGCGACAATCGCCGTGGTAGATCACGATTCCGTCACGCTCGAAATACGGTTTCATATCGCCCCCACTCGAATGGCGACGATCAGCAGCGCGGCCACCAGCACGACGACGCTGTACACGCGCATATCCCTGCCGACGCCGGCAAGGCTCAGAATCGCGGCTGCCACGATGAAGAGCAGCAACAGGTTGATCGCCGAACCGTTCATCGGTGCCGTTCCTTCCAGCGGTTGCGCCACTCCGCAAAGCCGATGTCGTGTGCCTCGATGACCGCCATCACCAGCGCCAGCAACAGCAGCGCGGCGTTCGTCAGAATCGCGTTGGGATCGGTCACCCGCTCGAACGACCACAGCGACCACGAGCGGCCGGTGTAGAGCAACGCGATCCGTCCGAAGTAGCTCGCCAGCACGACGCACAGCATCGCGGACGCCTTCTGCCCCATCTGCCACCGCTGGTAGCCGAAGAACACGAACCCGAACGCGACGGCCCACTCAACAACAGCGATTGCAGCGTTCATGGCTACCACCATCCCAGGATCTGACCGAGTGTTGAGAACAGCGTCACAATCGGGATGACCCACAGCACGATCGCGCGGCCGGTCGTCATCACCTTGCGGAAGTCATCGACCCGTTCCTTGCGTGCCAGCGCGCGATCTTCGGCCAGCGCCTCACGGAACCACTGCTTGCCCTCGTCGGTCTCGGTATAGGACTCGATCGCGATGGTGGTCGCTTCCTTGACGGCATCGTTGAACATGGCCTGCATCGTCTTCGTGACCTTGCTGAGAATGTCGACCGTCATCCGCTCCATGCGGGTCTCGAACGCCGCGACCGTTAGATAGGCCGACAGGTCGCGATGGGTGACGTACTGGCTGCCCTGATCGCGCATGGCCTTCACCTCGTCGGCCAATGAGCCGACGACCTCGGTCAGATCCTCCAGTTTGCGTTCGATCTCATGATCCATCGTCGTCCCTGTTCGACACGGGGCCGAAACCAGCGTCGGCCCGGTCAGCTACCCTCGAAGAGCCTCTAGCAGCCGCTGAACAGCCGCAGGATGAACAGCATCACCAGCTCGCCCCGGTCGTAGCCGTCCAGCCCCCACTCGTAGGCGAGTTGGGCGATCCGTGCGCAGGTATCCATGTCGAAAGTCCCTTCTATCTGCACACCCGGCTCGTGCCGGGTCGATGCCTGAGTTACCGCACCCGCTGCCGGGTGTCGCCGTCGCCAAGCACGCGCAGGAGCAACGCGAACTGTTGCGCGATGCTGCCGCCCGACCCGTCCAGACCGGGACGCCAGGACGGACGCTGCCGCGCTCCCGCGCCACTGACCGCCGTCGAGACGACCGGCCGGACGACTTCCAGATCGAGCATCATCAGTTCGTCGCCATCGGCCAGCGACCGCGCCAGCACCCGGCAGCGATGCGTCCGGCCGGTGAATCCCGCACGCGGGACGGCCACCTGCACGAAGTCGCGTTCGCGGATACTCCAGTGCTCGCTCGTCACGCCGCCGCGAATCGTGATCGTCTCCTGTGACCGGGCTTCGAGTTCACGTTGTGCCGCCGAGGCGCTGCCATCGATGGCGATCTGCCCCGGCCAGCCGTCACGGGCCGCGTCACCGCGCCGCGCCGTGTACTGCTCCGGGCCGCTGCCGGCGACGACCTCACTGACGCGGTTCTCAATCGAGCCGCTGTAGCTCCAGCGATGGAAGTTGCCGTCGGCGATCAGCAGCGTGTCGTAGCGCCGCGCATAGGCCAGTGGTCCACACCAGTTGACCTCGCCGCCGTTGGTGACATGCACCTCACCGTCCGAGCCGTTCATCAACGCCATCAGGCCGGACCAGGCATCGCCGTTCGGGCTGAACGACTGACCGGCGAGGATGCCGCCCTCGAATGGTGCGTTCGGCATCGAGAGGTAGCGCACACGATCGACGACTTCACGCAGCAATACCGTCGCGGCGTAGCCTGCCGAGGTGTTGCGAATCTCGGCCACTCGTTCAACCTGCTGGCGTGTCAGCAACTTGCCGTACTGGTACGCAGTAATGACGATCATCTGTGGGTCGGAGTAGTCCGGTCTTACCGCTATGCCTGACCACGCGCCGCTGTTGCCTTCAGACAGGATGCGGATGAGACTGCCACCGGACGGCGCGAGATACATACTGTTAGCCGCAGGGCTGTTACGCGGCAGCCGAATCGTTGCGTCGCCAGACTCACCGGCAGCCAGCGTGACCCAGCGCCGTTCAGCAGGCGCATCCACAACGATGCTGTTCGTGCCTCGGGTGAATTGCACCCGCGTCAGACTCGTGCGTGCCAGCGGTCCGACCTCAGACGGAGCAGCGTCCATGAGGGCACTCAGGCCGCTGCCGAACAGCGCGTCGTCGCTGTCTTCCCCGATACCGAGTCCGATCGTGAGGAGTTGGCTGCTCATCCGCTATACCCGTCCCGCCACTTGACCGTATCGGTCGCGGACAGGCCATCGGTGACGGTGTTGCTACCGGGGTCGAGGACGTACCACTGGTCAGGATCGGACCACGCGAACATCTGCCGGTCGTCCTCGTCGGGGCCGTAGAACGGGCCATCGACGCTGCTGGTGATCGAGCGCGCCTCGGCGTCGATCGTCAGCGTCCCATCCGGCACGCACAGATCGGTGAAGGTGATCGTCCGGCCGTTGATGGTGTAGTCGCCGTCATAGAAGTCGAAGTTCTCGGCATTGCCCACGACGACAGTTGGCGTGCTTGCCAGCGTCAGTTGCACCGGATCGGTTGACCATTCGATCGTCAGCGTCGCCGGGTCAGCCGTCGTGCCGTGATTCTCCAGTCCGACCGCAATCTCCACAGCATCGTCAATGTCGATGTCGCTCGTCACCGTCGCGTTGCTGGTGGTCGACCAGACGGTTGTCCACGCCGAGGAGTTGGCGACACGCTTCTTGACGAAGGCGCGCGCGTTGCTGCCGTCGAGGTTGGCCGTCACTCGCCGGAGTCCGGTCAGGGCGCTACTGGTTCCCGCCTTCGCGCCGACGTGTAGCCGGATACTGTCGGCGCTGTTGTCATAGGTTCCGGCCGCACCGAGCGAGATGACCAGACTGGATGCCGACTCGCTGGTGATCGCGTAGCTCGCGTTGGCCGTCTCGTTGTGCGAGCCGGTCAATGCCGGTCGCCACACTCCAGCGCGCAGGCCGTTACTGCTGACGGTTGAGAAGTCATCCCATGCCCAGCGCGTGTTGCTGCTTTGCGCGGTGAATCCGGTCGTCGTCGTCGTGATCCAATGCGCCCAGCCCATGCCGCCGTCACTGAGGGTGTTCGCCAGCGGGTTGCTGATCCCTGAGCCATAGAGGATGTCCACGTCAGTTGCTAGCGAACCGTTCGATGCCGTATCCACCAACACCCATAGCAGCGTCAGTACACCGTCATTCACGACGTAGATTCGGGCCGGAACGCCGTTGACGTAGGCCATGAAGTTACCCGGAACCAACCCCATAAACGTCGCCTCATGGCTTGACGACAGAATCCACGAGCCACCCGACCCGTTGCCATCTGGGGATCCATCGACCGGGATCGTGAACTGCGCCGCGCCCGTCACCGTCACTGTCCACGTTCCGTTGATCTCCGCGTCGTCGTGACCGGCGATGACGACCTGATTGCCGCTGGAGAGTCCGTGCGCGAACCGCGTGTTGACAACCGCTGGATTCGCGGACGTTGAGGTGTTGATCGGGTTTCCCGACTGCAACACGAACAGCACCGGATAGGCGATGACGCCACCCCCGGCCCCCGCGCCCGTGACCGTGCAGGCCCGCCGCGTGACGTGCGTCCCGGTCGTCAGTTCCACCCGTGGGTAGACCGGCGCGTTGCCGTCGTTCGTGACCGTCGCCGGACTGGCCGCGCTATCCTCAGACTGCGCCTCCCAGATGCCGAGCGGCGCGACACAGGACGCGATGTATTCGACCGACTGGATGACTCCGGCATCAGCCACCAGTTCCAGTGACTCGATCAGCACATCCATCTGGACGGCGGTTCCATCGTGCCAGGTTGCCGCCAGCGTGCGTGTCTGCCTGCTGCCGGTAGGCGCGAACCACTGGCTCACGTTTTCATGGAACTGCGCGTACGTCACGCCTGCCCCGGCGACGCCGCTAATGCGCAGCGGGAAGCGCCACGGCTGGCCGGTCATGCCGGTAAAGGTTGGGTGACTCGAACGCCGTTCCAGTAGCCCAAGTCCCGCCTGCCGTGGGATCGCGCGGCCGTATGGCATCCCGACGCGGTAGGCCGTCGTGCTGTTGAGCGTGTGGCCGTCAAAGCCGGTGATCGAGATCGCCATTATTGCGCCCTCCCGAGACCAGACCGAATGCCGCGCTCAACCGCGCGCTCGATGCGCGTCTCGAAGTCGCGATCGTCCCGACTCCGGTCTGCGCTGCGTGGCAGCGGTGCCGGTGTCTCCGTCGTCACAACCGGCGCCGGCACATCCGGCAAGCCCCAGCGCCAACCCGGAGACACTCCGGCCAGATCCAACTCGCGCTGACTGATAATCCCGTCGCCGTTGCGATCGAGGCTGTCAAAGCCGGGATTGTTCATGCCGTCGGAAAAGCCGCCCGACCGCCGCGTGCCGCTACCGCTGCCGGTGCCCCCCGGATTGGTCGTCTCGCTGATGTCTTCCAGCGCACCCTTGAGGTCGTCGCCGTAGACGCCCATCGACTTCCCGGCCTTGACGACGGTTTCAGCGGTCTCGACGGCCTTGTCGGCAAGCGAGTCCATCAGCATCTCGATGACGGCCAGGTTCTCTTCGATGGCGGTCGGATCGGACCCCGTTGCCAGCGCCTCGGCCAGATCGACCAGCAAGGCCGTCTGCATCCGTTCGAGCTCTTCGAGGATCGCGTTGACCTCTTCGCCGGTCGCGTCGCCGTAGAGCGCCAGCGCCTCTTCGTAGGAGATGGCACCATTCGCGATCTGTCCCACCAGCGTATCGACCAGGCTGGCCCCGCCATCCTCCATCTGGGTCATCAGTTCCTGCAACTGCGCCAGCGAGGCATCGCTGATGTCGTTCCAGCCGGACTCGATCTCGGCCAGCGCACCGGCCCCGAACAGTTGGTCGTACAGTTGCTCGAACCAGACGCCGCCCGATTCGGTCAGCGCCTGCAAGGTCTCTTCGTCGATCAGCCCCCGTAGCAGCGCCTCTCGCAGCCCCTGGGTGCCTTCGTTCAGCAGCGTCTCGGCTTCGTTCAGGCTGGTGCCAAGCTCTTCCAGCACTTCGGGCGGGACGCCCAGCAGCCGCCCCATGTCGAAGGCGTCACGGGCCTCCTCGTACTGGCTGACAATGCGCTCGAAGAAGTTGCCGGTCGCGTCACCACCGGCCGCGATCCCTTCGACAGCAGCCAGCGTGGCATCGTGGATCATCTCGGCCAGATCCGCGATCCGTTCGGCCTCGGCCTCGGCCGCATCGGCTGCCGCTTCGGCAGCCTCAGCCGCCGCCTTCGCTGCGTCTTCGTTGGCCAGCCACGCCTGCACCGCATCGGTGCCGAGCAAGGCCGTCAGCGCGTCGTATTCGCCCCGTAGCGCGGCGATCTGGGCCGTCAGGAGGTCAGCACCAGCCGTGTCGCCAAGTTCGCGTAGCGCGGCCTGTAGCGCCTCAAGGTTGGCGATCTCACCCAACAGGTCGGCCGAGTCGCCCATGATGTCCGACAGGTCGATGCCGCCGAGTTCGCGAGCCAGCGCATCACTGGCGCGTTCGGCGTAGTCCTCGGCTGCCGTGTCCAGTCCGACGAACAGGTACGACCAGTCGATCGACCCGATTCCGACATCAATCGTCAACACCGGACGGCTGCCGGACCCGCCGCCGAATCCCGCCCCGCCGCCATCGGCCATCATCGGGAACCCGGCCTGGCGCAGCAGCTCGCGCATCCGGTCGGGCCGGGTGAGGGGCAGCACCAGTTCCGGACCCGCTTCACCGATCATCGCGAAGGTCGGCCCGTTGACCAGCCCACCGTCAGCGAACGCCTGCCCGCCGCCTGGATCGCCCACCCCCGGCATGTACGGTGCGGCGTTGCTGCTGTTGATCTGGTTGATGAGTTCGAGAATACGTAGCAGTTCCCGCTCGGCCGCTTCCGTCGCCGCGTCGATCTGGATCAACCACGGCTTCGAGATGTACTCGATCTTGCGCGTCATGTCCTCGATGGCCGGGACCAGTTTGGTCGTGACGGTATCGGTCAGCGTGTTGATGCTGCCGATCATCGGGTCGGCATACGCCTGATCGCCCACCAGCGCCTTCGCGTCGTTCAATCGCTGGATATACGGGTCGAGGTTGCCCTCACCACGGGCGATGGCCGCGTTGAGCTCGTCCTGCGCGATCATCACCTCGGCGTTGGCCCCGGCGAACAGCGCCGCCTGCGTCGTGGCGTCTTCCTGCGCGCCCTCCAGCCGCCCGTAGAGTTCCGGGTAGCGGTCGAGCAGTTGCTGCTCTTCGTCGGTGAGCTTGACGCCCTCTTCCTGCTTCTTGAGGACGATCTCATAGCCCTTTTCGAGCGTGCTTTGGATACCGGCGTACTCGGACGACTGCTGGTTGAACAGCTCCATCCCACGCAGGCCGTCCTGGTAGGCATCGGCCAGCAGTTGTTGCGCTTCGGCCACCTTCGCGACGTGGAACGCCATCTCAGCGGCTTTGCCGCTGCCAAGTTCGAGGGTGTGGAAGAACTCGGTGTTGCGCTCGTTGGCAAGCCCGGCCATCTCGGCTTGCCGGCCGAACGCGCCGCCGAACTTGTCGAGCGATGCGCCACCGGCCTCGGACTCGTTGCCAACCTTCGCCAGCAAGCCAGCGGCTTCGGAATACAGTTCGAGTGAGTCCTGAAACTCTTCACGAATCCGCGTGACAACCTGCTGGAAGATGTTGCCGGACCCGGTAGCATCCCGCATCGCGTCCGCGACCGCATGGATGACCGGCACGAGTTCGGACCCGGATTCCCCGCCCCGATCAAGCCAGCCGGACAGCGTTTCCATGCCACCTGAGAAGGTGTTCAGGACGGGATTCGACGACTCAAACAGCGACTTCAACAGGTTGAACTCACCGCTGGTGCCGGGGATCGCGCCACCCAGCGTGTTGAACGCATCGGCCAATGTCGTGACGGAATCAGCCAGGATCGTCACCTGTTGCGCCCCCAGCGCGACAACCGGCGTCAGTCCGGTGCCAATGGAGGCTTTCAGGTCATCGACGGACGCCTGCGCCGTCTTGAGGCTGTTGGCAGCCTCGTCGGCGTTGCGCGCGAAGTCACCCTGCGCGTTGGTGGTCTGTTCCAGAATCAGCGCGTAGCTGGCCTGCGCCTTGTCGGCGGCGGTCAGTTCCTTCGCCGTCTCGGCCAGCCCCATGTTGAGGGCTTTCTGCTGCACCATGACGGCGTTGATGTTGACGCCCAGCGACCGCAGCGGTTCGATTTCGCCGACCAGACCGGCGCGGATTTTTTCCAGCGCCACATCCGTCCCGATGTTGTTGAACGAACCAAGATCAGCCGCTAGTTGCACGATCGAGCGCGACATGTTGGCCGCGACCGGCTGTGCCAGCCCCATCGACGTGAACAGGTTGCCGAAGGTGCCAGCCGCTTCGAGCGCCGCCGACTGGCTCAGGCCAAACGCCTCGGAGCTGTCCTCTGACCAGCCCACAATCGAATCCGAGGCATCACCGAAGACCTGTTCGACCTTGTTCATCGCCTCGGTGAAGTCGCTGGCGGCGTTGAAGCTGGACTTGCCGAAGTCGGCCATCATGCGCGGCGCGTCCGCGATCATGTTGCCGATGGCGACGCCGGCCGCTGTCTCACCAATCCGCCTGAGACTCCCGATCGTGCCGGTCGCGCTGGCGTCCATCGAACGCAGATCGGTTCCGGCCTTCTGCGCCGCTGTGCCGACCTGATTCAGTTCGTTCGTGGCAACGTCGGCAGCGGTTCCCATACCCTTGAGGTCATTGACGACCTTCTGGAACTCAGGAGTCGATAAATTGTTAGCGGTTATGACAATCTGGACTTGGTGATTTTGGCTCATCGGCGCGCCTCAATCGTTCCACGCGACGAAACCTCTGCTACGATGTGGAGCGAGCGAGGGAGTGACCAATGCAGGAATGGGAATACAAGATCGTCATGCGCGAACGCGGACTGGTCCGCTCCGGTTCGAGCGGCGTCGGTGCTTACGTGGCCGGCGAGTTCCACCCGACCGGCGAAGAGATGCTGGCGCAACTGGACGCGCTCGGACGTGACGGCTGGGAACTGGTCAGCGTCACGGCGCGACAGGCCATGCACAGCAGCCCCGTCTCGAACGAGGAGGTCTGGATTTTCAAGCGTCCGCGTCGCGCGTAACTGCTCAGCCATCACCACTACCATCCGGTCGCGTCCGCGCCTTCCACGCATCCAGCGCCGCCATCGCCTGTGCCTGCTCCTTGCGCCACTTCGTCAGGAACTGCTCGGCCCGGCTATAGATCGAACGGGTTGCCCACTGCCGTCTGATTCGTTCGCGCTGGCCGTCCGAGAGGCCGTCAATCTCGTCCAGTGTCCAGCCGTAGGTGCGCTGCATCGACTCGTCCTCAAGGTCGGTTTCCCAGCGTTCCCAGCCGGCCGGAATCAGGTCAGGCGGATCTTTCAGCCGCCCGTTGGTCAGCCAGTCGTAGAACTCGTCTCGGCTTTTGGGTTTGTCCAGATACTCCGGCGCGTGTTGATCTCGCCGACCAGCCGCATCCCGTCACGCCCCGGCAACTCGAAGAACAGCGCCATCCCGAGCGGCAGCTTGTTGCCGTCGAAGTCGGTCAGGTTATGGTCAACCACCCGGTCAGCAACGAACGTCGCCAGTCCGGCGTTGTAGTCTTCCTGCGCCTGCTTGAACGCGGCCTCGTCAATCTCGTCGGCTTGCCGTCGCTTGACAGCCTTTGTCAACTGATCATTGAGATGGCGGATATAGGCTTGCTCGACCATCGTCGCGCCGCCCTTGACCTCGAACCAGTGCTCGCCGTCCGGCGACTCGATCCGTCTGACCGTCTCACTGGACGGCGGCGGCGCGTCGGCTGCCCGTCCGGGTAGCTCGAACGTCCACGTAAAGGCATCCATGCCGGTTCCCCTTCCATACCGCGCGGGGGCGACGGCCGGTTCCGCCGCCCCATGTCAGTGCGTGCTTACGGACGCCACTCCGGCTGGCTAGCAGCCACGAGCGTGTACTGGTTGTCGATGATGGCGTTGAGTCCACCGGCACTGATCGAGGAGAGCGTCATGTAGCCGGTACCGAACACGTAGTCGGTCGCCTCGTTGCGGTCTGGGTACCAGTACCACTTGCCGACCGTCCGGCTGAGGGCGGCTTGGCGCAGCGAGACCTCGTTGTGGTCGTACCACTTGGTCAGCGTCAGCGTGAAGTCGGTCAGTCCCGGCTTCTTGGTCTTGAACGTGTCCCCCCAGGCCGAATCCTCGGCGAAGTCGGTCGGCAGGCTCATCGAGACGCCGGTGCCCTCCGCGATCGGCGAGGCTGTGCCGGTGCCCCAGTAGAGGATCTGATTGACGGTATGAGTCGTTGTTCCGAGTGCCACGGAAACCTCCTACATATCGGCTAGACAGGTGTCCAGCACAACGCGCATACGTGCCGCGACGGTGTGCGACTGGACGCGCTCGTGCGCCTCCGCTGCACACCGCTCCCGTTCCTCCGGGTGGGCCAGGTAGTATCGGATGACCCGCTCAAGGTCGGCGGGATCACGGTGGGAATAGGTGGGAATCGAGTTCCCGAAGATGTCGCGCAACTCGTCGCGCGAGTCATCGCAAATCTGGAAGCACTTGCCCGCCGCCAGTTCGTAGACACGCGGGTTCAAGCTGTCTGCCTCGTCCGGCGCGATCTCGGCGTCGAAGCCGTACCACTTGACCAGCCGGTGATGGTTGATGTTGATCTTCGCACCCGCGTAGTAGAGCTGCGCCTCCTCGTTCGGCACGTTATCCGGCAGCGTATGCAGCGTGTCCTCAAGGTTGCGTGTTGACCAGACACCCCGCGACACGAAGTCGATACCCGTCCAGTCCACGCCCGAGAGCAACGCCTGCCGCTCCGGGAACGGTGAACCGATGAAGCAGACATCGCTCCGGTACTCGCCCGGCACGTCCGTCCTCGGGTAGTGGCGCAGCGGGTCAAAGCCGTGCGGCAGGTAGTGGACCGCGCCCGGATACGGGTGGCCGTCCTCGATGCGCTTGGCGACGATCCGGTCAACCATCAGCCGCTCGTTGGTGAAGGCGTACTTGTAGAACGACTGGACGGCGTACTCCCCCTCATCCTGGTAGGGCGATTCCGTCAGCCAGACCGCCGTCTGCGTGTACTGTCCGAGCATGGCAGCCACGGCCGGCGGGAAGATCGTGCCGCTGATGAACAGGATCAGATCGGGCCGGAACGCCATCGCCATCGCGACCGCCCGGTGCGAGGCGTAGCTGGTCAGGTTGCCGAAGCGTGCCGCCTCGTCGCCCTCCAGTTCGCCCTCGATCCGGCCGGCCACCATCAGGTCGAAGTGATAGTCCAGCCCGAGCACGTCAACCGTTCCGAGCGAGCGCAGACCGGCCAGCGCGCCGTCGTACACGTCTTTGGTCGAGTAGTGGGGGCCAGGTGCCACCACCATCACCCGTGGCGTATCCGTCACCGGGACCGGCTCGGCGCGATGGTCGATCAGCATGGGGAGCGTCATGCCGGTCATGCGTCACCGTCCGGTTCCGGCTTGACGGCCCACGCATACACGTCGTCGTGGTAGGGCCGGTTGTTGCGCTCCACATGCACGCGGCTGAACCCGGCATCGCGTAGCCAGCGGCGCAGGTCGGATTCGCTGATGTTCGCGTAGTGCTCGCGCTCACCGCGCGCCCCGCCGTCCGAACCATGTTCGGGCCGCTCGGGACCAGCCGCCGTGATGATGACCGCGCCGCCTGGCTTCAGGATGCGGAAGGCGTTGCGAACGATCTCCTGCGGCTCCGGCGCGTGTTCCAGCGTCTCGGTCGAGACCACGATGTCGTAGGTGTTGGCGCGCCCGAACTCGGCACCATCGGCTACCTCGTCAACGCCGTCGCCCTTGCGGACATCCACGCCGGTGTAGTCCTTGCAGCCGTCGAACAGGTCGCGGATCGTGCCGTTGACGTTGTAGCTGCCGATCTCGCAGACCCGCGCATCGGTCGCGTCGACCTTGAGCGCATCAATGGCGCGAATGACGGCGGCGCGTGCAGCGTCATGCATGAATCAGCCTCACAGAACTACTTGGTCCGGTGCGGACACAACGATCTCGCCGTAGTGCGAGAGGACGCCGCCCTGACCGGGGTAGTGGAACAGTCGATGCTCAACAGTCGTCACCTGCGCGTTGATGCGCGCCAAGCGCGGTGTCAGGTCAGCCATCATCGTCACGACGGCTTGCAGCGCATCCTCAACCAGCGTCGCGAACGCCCGGCCGGATGCGTCGCCGTCATTGAGGGTGCGGAAGACCCGCACGCGGAAGGTCGTTGCCGCGTCATAGCGCCATGTCGTGGCCGTCGAGAGCGACGACAAGGTGTAGCCGAGACCGATCAGCGCGACATCCGCGAACTGGATCATCTCGACGCTACCGATTTGGTTCTTGAACAGTTCGTCAGCCTGCTCTACCTTCGTGACGTACCGTTCGTAGTCGTAGACATCCCCAATGTTGGGAACATCACCGAGCGCCGTCACAAGCGCCGTACGCAGCGCAGCAACACCGGCCATCAGACGATCCCGTCCAGGCTGCGGTTGAACGCGACGATGCGCGCGCGAACCTTCGGTAGCGCGTCCTGATAGCCCCGGTTGAACATGCCGTGTGCGCGCGTGCCACGGACGGCGATGGCCTTCTGAATCGCATAGGCTGCCTTCGGATCGCCAAGCTTGCGCGTTGACCACAGAATCAGCGGCCCGATCGGTGCCCAGTGTGGCCGCGCGCCATGCTCGACAGATGCGACCTTGACCGGCTCATCCTGCGAAAACACTCGCCCAACCATCGTCACGCCAGCACCAGTGATGTCATGCGTGATGGACCCGCGCAGATGGCCGGTTGCGCCAACCGGTGTCCGTGCCACGACCGCGCCCTCGAAGTCCACCGCCGCGAACGTCAGCAGTTGCCGCAGTTCGGCGTCAATGCGCTCAGGAGCCAATGCAAAGGCCCGGAGTGAGTTGGCAGCACTGATATGCACTTTGAGGCTCATATGTGCCGTCCGCGATGCGTCAGCGCGCCGATACCGCCAAAGCGCGGCAGATCCCAATCGAGCACCATCGTCGTCGGCGCTTCACCGCTGGCGACGCCAACCTGCTCCTTGTAGCGATTCAGCAGCGCCCCACCGATCCGGCGCGCCTCGTCCGGCTTCGAGCCACGGTCGACGCTATCGGCGTTCAGCGTCGACTCCTGCTCGTGCAGGAAGCGCGACGCGAAGCGGAACATGCAGTGCGCCGCCACGAGATTGACGAACGCCCAGGTATGCCGCGCCGGAATCGTCGTGGCGTCCGCGCCGTCGAGGCCGTCCAGCGTGTGTGGGGTGGTGTAGAGCACCCGCACCGTCTCGCCGCTCCCCGGCGTGTCGTGCAGCAGCCGCAGGCTGGTCGTCGTCTCAGTCCGGTAGATCGTCCAGTGGTTGCCGTCGATGTAGAGCGGGGTGCGTTCGCCGGCCGGATACTCGACCGTGATGATGCGCGCGCCGTCCACGTACTCGGTCAGTGCGAGGTCGTAGGTCGTGCCGTCGCCGGCCACGTCTTCGATCACCTCCCGCGGTGCGTCGCTGCTGTAACGTTCGATGGCCTCACGAATCGCCATCTCGATCTCGCCGTCTTCGGCAGCACTCAGGAAGCCAGGGGTGTCCTGAATGACTGAGGCGACTTTCGTCTTCACGCTGGCAAGGTCTTCCGCCATCCGTACCCCCTTCCTTCCTGAGTGCTGCCGTGCTCGCGCTGGAACACGGCAGGCGCGTGACTAGTTGCCGCGATAGGTGATCGTGACGAGGTTCGCGCCGAGCGCGACACCGTTGCCGACCTTCTCGTAGACGGCTTTGAGGACCGAACCAGCCGCCAGCGCCGTGCCGGTCGTGCTGCTGTAGACCGTCTGCGGCACGCCGACCGCTGCGTCCGTGCCGGTCGCGTAGTCGAGGTTGCCCAGTTCGGTCGTGCCGGTGCCGGCTGTGCCGCCGTTCTGGAGGTTGATGTTGGTGCGGTTGGTGTTGTCACCTGTCGCCGCCGCTGCCGGTGTCACGGTGACGCTCATCAGCTTGCAGGCGAACGGTGCAACGAAGATCGGGATCGACTCGGTGGCCGTTGCCGCCGCATGGGCAGGGATGATGGCGAACGCCGTGTGATTCCCCGGCAAGTCGTGGATACTGGAAGCCATTGGTTAGCCCTCCTGTGTGCGCTTGGGATCGACAGTGAAGCGGTGGCCGTCGCGGCCGTCCGTGTCGGTCACGACCAGCACGACGCCGCGCTCGATGCGGTAGTCCGCGATGGAATCAGCCGCCATGCCGGACACGGCAACGACCCACGCCGGGATCTCCGGTTCAGTGGTTTTCGCTGTCGTGCGCTTGCGTGGGGTTGCCATCGCGGAATCTCCGTTCAGGGTTGGGTGAGGCCGTTGCCAGCCTCACCCCCTTTACTCAGGGTTAGTTGGCAACAACCATCCGGTAGGTGCCGCGATGGTCAATGATCATCACGTACCAGATGTGCCGGATCTTCCACGTCACCTTGTCGGCGGTGAACATGCTGCCGACGTTGGCCGCGTCCTGCACGAACAACTCCGGCTCTTCGCGGCCCTGATAGAAGCCGACTTCGAGGACCGGATTGAGCGACGGGTCAGCGAAGGCGTACCAGTCGGTCGCATCCGTCCAGGAGTCAACGACGATCACCTCATAGCGGCCCTGGAACATGTTCGGAACGGTCGCGCCGCCCGGAGTCATGCCGGTCACGGCCTGGTAGGCCACCACACGCAACTCGTTCGGAATCGCGAGAATGCGCGGCATGTTGGCCTCACCCAGCGGCAGGCCGGTCTGGTTGCCGTAGTCGAGCTGGTCACGCATGGCCGTTTCGACCGCCAGCAGGCCCGCGCCGGCGTTGTCGAAGGCGGTCGTGCCGGTGTTGGCGTGGTTGTTGTGGTAGAGCGCCGTCGTGTCGTAGGAGGCCGTCGCGTTGTCCTTGATCGTGACGTTCCAGACCTCGTTGTAGAGCGTGTCGACCGCTGCGTAGCCCAGCTTGACCGGGATACGCCGGACGAGGCCCATGTCGTCGTTGGCGATCGCCTCCAGCGTCAGATCCTCCAGACCGCCCCGCTTGTCGAGGCTGTCAGTGGCCTTCTCGTCACCAGGCGTGTCGAGCGGCTGGTAGGGCGCGCCCTCACCGACGACCGGCAGGAAGTCGTAGCCACCCCAGCGGGTGCGCTCGACGGTGCGGAAGTCGACCACCGGCGTGGTCGTGACGATCTGCCGCCACGTCTGCCGGTCAGGCCGCGCGTACTCCTGCAACATGCGCCGTCGAATCGAGTCGCCGAGCACGTCGCCAAAGGTCGTCGTGGTCACGGACTCGGCCAGCAGCCGGTCGTCGCCGGTAAAGGTGCGCGCTTCCTGCAACACCCGCTGCGCCAGAATGCCGTCGATGTAGCTGTCGCGATAGTCGCCGGAGACCGCCTGATAGGCCTCCTTGAGCGTCAGGAACGGCTTCACCCCGTCGATGGTGCGTCCCCAGACGAGGCCGTCCATCGCCTTCTGATGCTTCTCGCGCTGATCCTCAGTCACGACGACCGCGCCCAGCCCGTGCGGCTTGACGGCGGCGGCTTCGGCAAACAGTTCCTTGTCGCGCCCGATACGCGCCTCAAGGTCGGCACTCTCGAAGATGCGCTCCTTGAAGTCGGCGCGAATCGCGTCCTGGAACTTCTGCGGCAGCTTCGACTCGGCCAGCAGTTCGGCCAGCGTCGCCTTGCACTCGGCCAGTTGGAAGCGGCGCTCGGCAGCGGCGGCAGCTTCCTCAATGCGACGAGTCGCCTCATCCAGCGGAGCGGTGTTCGGCGTGGCTGGTTCCGCTGGCGTCTCGACCGGCTTGGTCGGAATCGCCTCGGTCAGCAGTGCCGAGAACTCGTCGGCTGGTAGCGACTCTTGCAGGAACTTCCATTCGTCCTGCGTGAGCCTGTTGCCCGCACGATAGCGAGCGAGCAGTTCTGCAACGTTCACGATTGCCTCCTGTAATGGGTCGGGGACGAATGAATCCTGCGATTCCGAAAGAGGATTGAGTAGCGCCCCGCCAGCGGCAGGCGTGACCACTACATCAACTGAGGACACCTGCGTGATCGCCTTGACGCGATAGCCGCGCGGCTTGATCGCCTCAACAATCGCCCCGCCAGCCGGAACGACGTGTGAGAAGCCAAAGGGGGATCGTCCGGTGCGCTGGGCTACGTCATAGCCGTGCATGAATGCTTCGCGCATCTCCGGCTTGCCGCGATTGATCTCCAGCGTCGCCTCGATGCCGCGCGGGTTGGGTGCAGGGTCGGTGACGTATCCGGCGATGCTGTCAAAGCCGCGCTCGTTCGGGTTGTGATCGACCCCACGCCCGTAGAAGGCAGGGACGCCAGCATAGGCGTTGACGGCTTCATGCAGGACGTTCAATGGGTATTCGTTCCCATTGGCTGACCGGCCAGCCGCGATCACCTGTATCCGCCACTTCCACCCTTCGGTGTCGAGCGATTCGAGCAGCGCGCCGCCCTGCAAGCGGTCGCGCACGGCCTCGGTGACTGGCACGTACTTGGTCTCGACACGCACCGGCTGTTCATCGCCCAGCGTCACGTTGCCGTCGCCGTCGATGGTGTAGCCGCGCCGGTAGAGCGCCTGCCCGGTCGGTGCCTCGATCTCGTAAATCACATAGTCATCGAAGACTTCACGCGGCCAGCAGTAGTAGTTGTCACCCTTGCCAGCGCACAGCGCGGCCCTGAGCGCATCGCGAATCTGGTCGTGTGAGAGGGTGGATTCGGAGAGGTGGAACGCGCACACAGGCGGCGCTTGCACCGATTCGAGGATGGGTAGAGGATTGCGGAAGAGTTCCGACACGCCACGCTCCAGAGCAAACAGAAACGCCGTCGCTGCCCCTCCTCAGGGCGGCTACGGCGTCGTGCGCTCTTCTCGCGGCGGTAGCGTGCCGTCTATTCGGTTACGGGTACTTTACATCGCGATATGCAGTTACGTCAATCGTGCTGGCTTGCCCTGAGAGACAAGCCAGTCGTTGAGCCGTTTGGCGTTTTCGGCCTTGCGCGCATAGTTGATGGCAACTTGATCGAGGATGCCGGTTATCAGCGTCGGGTCGTCAAGCCGACTGATGTTGAAGTCCATGATCCAGTTATGCTGCTCTGGTCGCACGCCGCCACGCGGGTAAACCCACGCATAGACAACGACCGTATCGGGCAGAACCGTTGACCGATTCTTCACCGTGTAGTCATACACAAAGGGTTCGAGTGCCGGCTGCACTGGAGTAGATAACATCGTGCGTATGCGATCGAGGAGTTTCTTCACGCCGCCGTCCTCTCCGGTCGCAACACATTCTCGCAGCCGCACTTGCAGACCGCCAGCACGCCCTCGTCGGTGATCGGTGCCACCCAGCGCCGGTAGCCGTGCACGATGATGACCGAGCCGCTGATGATTTCACCGAGTCGCGCGTTGCACCGCTCACATGTCCACCAGTTGCGAATCGGCATCGTCTCAGTCTCGACGTAGGCCAGCATCTACACCTCCTCCGGTTCCGGTGCGACCAACCGCATTCGACAGCGGCAGGCGACGACTTCCTTCGCTGGCAGGACGGGATCGTGCGGGTACATCGCCGTGATGCCGTTCCCGAGGTCGAACGGCGCATCGACCGGGATCGGGTTCGCGCTCGTCTCGCTCCACAGCCGGACGTGGTTAGGCCGCGACTGCCGCGCCTGAAACGTCGTGAAGCCTGGGCTGCTACTTGAGTGCTCCCAGACCTTGCGTAGGCCGGGGAATCGCTGTGCTGCCTCCAGTGATTGATCCGCAAACGCCATTGACCGCACCCGACTGACTTCCGTCCTCGCGATCATCTCTGCCCGTGTCGCGATCGTCCCGAACACGCTCGGATCGGTCAGGTTGCGGCCGATGCGGTCGATCAGTTCCGTCGTGCTCATCCCGCCCAACGCCGCCAGCCGAATCTCGCGACTGATGCGCTGCCGTGCGTCGGACGCCAGCCCCGTGACCAAATCGGCTACATAATCGGCCGCTGTCCTGACCAGCACCGGATCGACGCCCATGTACGAGAGCGGCGGCTGCAACCCACCGGCCCGGAGATCGTCTAGTACGGCCTCGTCACCGGCCGCTGCTGCCGTCTCGACGTGCCGCCCCATCGCGCCGGTCAACTCCCGCTGGAACGTCAGGATCTGCTCGTCAATCTCCCGTAGCAGCCCGAACAACGCACCGGACAGCGGCTCGGGAGCAGACGAGATGCTGCCGATGATCGACAGGCGTAGCGCGTTGAGCAGGCGCAGGGCTTCGCGGGTGGCGTCGGACGCCAGATCGTCCGGGTCGGCAGCGGCCAATCTACGCTACTCCTTCGGAACGTTCTCGAACGCAGGCTCAATCAGCGGTGGTTGCTCGTGTATCGGCACACGCTCGAACGTCTCGCTCTCGACAATGATGTCGATGGTCTCAACACCAACGTAACCCGACGACGCGAGCCACACCCCGACGATCTTGGCATCGGCCGGTAACGCATTCTCAGTCACGCGGTAGCAGTGCAGTTCCGTTGTCTTGCACATCGCAACGAGTAGCTCAGGCGAAACCCGTAGCACCTTGCGGCGCAGTCCCGGTGTCATGTCCATGTCATCTCCTAGTGGCATCTAGTCGCCTCCAACCTGTCGTGCATCGTCCCGTTCACCCCGCGCCGGCAACGCCCGTAGCCCTGACCGCTGCATGGCCGCGTCCTGCTGTTGCTCGAACTGCTGCTGCTCTTCCTGTTCGCGCTGCTCCAGTTCCTTCTGCGCCGCCTCGATCTCGGCTGGGATGTCGATGTCCACGCCCAGCGTCGTCGCCGTCGTCAGCCACAGCCGCGAGGCCGTCTCGTGCGTCACGAAGCCTTCGGTCTCGGCCAGCGCCAGCGCGCGGGTCAGCGTGTCGAGTGAGGTGATCGTCTGCGAGTTGTCGTCACCGCTCAGTTCCGGCAGGACCAGATCAACGGCGTCACGCGACGGGATCATCTCGTCGGTCGGCTTGCCGTCCTTCTCGACGGCGACCTCTTCGGGCAACGCACCGGCCAGCACCGCGTAGTCGATCTGCGCCTGGAGGATGTCGACCATGATGTAGCGCCATTCGCGCTGGAGCATCGTCAGGCGTTTCAGCGTCGGTTCGTCCATCTCGGAGGCCGTGGCGCGGTTCACGTCGCCGCCTGAGCCGAACCAGTGCTCCGGTAGGCCCATCGCGCCGCCTGTGTGCGTCCTGAGCGCCTCGATGCCGTTCCAGGCGTCGTAGGTGTCCAGTCGTGGGTTGACGGCCGTCCAGACCTCCTGCTGGTTGTGGATGCGCACGCTCCCCGGCTTGGGAGGTCCGTAGTTCGGGTCTCTCGCCTTCTTCGCAATTTCGTCAGGTTGCCCGTTGTTGATCGACACATCCCAGACGAACGCTTTGAGCAGGAAGGTCCGTTCGATCTCCGAAAAGACGAACTGGTCCATGACATCCAGCAGGTCCGCGATGCTGTACAGCACCGACAGGCCGCGTTCACCGAACGGGTTCCCGCGTGTCCAGAACAGCGCCGGGTTGGTCGCCTTCGTCAGTTCATCGCGGCTCTCCCGCGTGTTGACCGTCTGGTACAGCACGCCCTCGTCGCCGCCCGTGACTGACTTCATCCTGACCGATTCGACGATGCTCCAGTTGTCCGGGTCGGTGTTGACCGTCTTGATGTTCTCGACCAGTTGCAGGCCACAGCGCAGATGGCCGTTGGCGGTGTTGGGGAACAGCGGGACCAGCAACTCCCCGAAGACCATCAGGTGCTGGAAGTAGAGCGACTGGCGACGGTCCCAGTCGTTGTACGGGTCGCGCCAGTGCCGCATGACGACCGCTTCGACCTCGCTATTCTTGAACGACGGGACGGCGCCCTCACCCAGCACGAAGTCGGTAAAGAGCGAGATGTAGCGGCTCCCGACCGGGTTGGCGCGGAACAGGTGCTTGGCGATGGCGAACATGCGCTCCTGCTGGAAGGCCGGGAGGTTGCTGCCCTTTTCGCCGGTAATCGGCCGGTACAGGTAGTCGTCGGAGTCGATCGAGACGCCGTTGAGCGCCGCGTCGAAGGCCGTCGCCTCGGTCAGTTGCTTGCGCTGCGTGATGCGCCGTGCGGGGGGTGCCTTACGTCGTCTGGACATGTGGCGCTCCAATCGTGACCGTCAGGACGCGGCCAGACTCTAGAGCCGCTGTCTCTGCGAGTTTGCCGTACAGGTACATCCGTTCCCGCGCGCCGTTCGCGAACCAGCCTTCACAGTCCCAGGCGATGACGCCCTCATGCGTGCCAACCCAGCCGCGCCCCATTGCGCGGAACTCGACAATGCCGGGGATCATGAATTGGAACACGCTCGGCGGCTGTGTGTAGTCGTCTGCGACGGCGACGCTTAGAACCGCGGATTCGTCCATGCCCAGATGCTGGATCATGCATCCATCCTGTCGTGCTGCTGCATCATCTCGGCCAGTCGCTCGTTGGTGACCTGTTCTTTCTGCTTGCGCCGTGCTTCGGCCATCGCCAGCGTGGCGACGATGATGGCCCGCTGCGCCTTGATGCGCGCCAGCCTGAGCCGGTAGAGCGCCAGTTGCCGTTGCAATTCGGGTGTCAGTTGCTTGGGTTCACCGTTCACCGCACGCCTCCCGGTTCCACCACGAAGGCACCGTACAACGAGACGCCATAGCCGCCGGTCTCGTCGTTGTAATCCACGGTGATCGCGTCAACCGAAACCCTGCCGAACGGTTTGGCCTCCTGCTCACACAGCCACTCGGCGGCTTGTGCGAGCGCTTTCCCAACCGTGTCCAGTGGACGCCCACCGAACTGCACCACAGCGACCGCCGTATAGCCATCGTTCACCGCACGCCTCCAAACCGGCTCATGCTGCGTCGTGACGCGCCGTAGGTGTCGAGGATGCTGCTCGTCTCGGCACTGGCGGCGGCGGCTTCGGGGATCTCCAAGCCCTGCGAGACGTACCTGAGCGCGTCCAGCCGGTGAAACGTCTCCTTGTTCTTGATCTTCTCGGTCGGCTGGTTCATGTCGTCCAATTCCCGCGCATAGGTGCCGATCTCCGACAGCGTGCCGATGCAGGTATCGAAGATGTACAGCCGGTCGGTCTTGAACAACGCGATCACGCGGTCGATGCCAGCCTCCACGTCCGACACTTC